AATCCAGTTGTATTAGACCTTGCTTCAGTTGGTATAGGAACTTCTCATAGTTTAGTAAGTAAAAATCAAAATACAAGAGCATTAATAGCAATTGATAATATAATTCAAAGCCCAATTGTTGGAACTGGAATTACTGTATCATTAGCTGCTGACCTTGCTAGAGGTGATACTATTCTGACTACCTCTGGTATAACATCAATCTTTACTGGGGATGTTATTAGAGTTGGATCTGCCACAACTGGTGAAATGATGAAAGTCATCACAACTAATCACGCAGGTGTAACTAATAAAGTTAGAGTTCATCGAAATTGGATGGGAACGGTTCTCCAGAATCATTCAGAACATGATATTGTTGAAAAAATGTCAGGTAATTATAATATTAAAGATAGCACTCTTAACTTTGCTGCAGCACCGATTGGAAATAGGCCAAGAGTTGGTGTAGCAACTTCACCACCTAATGATAGAGATTTTGTTGGTATTACGACTACATCAAGTTTCAGTGGAAGAATATTTAATAGATCTGGTATTAAGGGTGGTAATTTTGATGCTTACTCTAGAAACTATGCTATTGATGATGTTTCTGAACAATTTGACGGTAGTAAGAAAGTATTCACGTTACAGAGTAACAAACAAAATCTAACTGGTATTGCCACAAACCTTGGTATTTTAATGATAAATGGAATTCTACAGGGTGCTGGTGAAACAAATGATTATGAATTACAAGAGATATCTGGAATTTCTTCTGTAACGTTTACAGGAACTGCGTCTTCTATAGCAAATGATATTAATAGTGGGTCTGTTCCAAGAGGTGGCATAATAGTTTCCGTGTCTTCAAGTGAAGGTTTTGGATATCAACCTTTAGTGTCTGCTGGTGCTACAATTCGTTTTGCTTCTTCTGGTATTGTCACTGCAGTTAGTATCGGTAATAGTGGATCTGGTTATAGAGTAAATCCTGGCCCTGCCATAGGAGCAACAACAAGTTCAATCAGTGGTGTGGGTATTGCTACTGAGGTTAAAGTTGGTGTTGCCTTCACAACTTCCACAGGAACACCTGTTATAGAATTTATTGGAACTGCAGCAGTTACAAATGGTCGTGTTGTAAGTATTGCTATTACACAAACTAATCCTGTTCCTGGCTTTACTGGCGTGGGTTCATCTACATTTGAGGCAATTATTGATCCACCTTTACCTTATCAAGACATTCCTCTCCACTATGATCACGCATCTACACCAGGTGTTGGTGGAACACAAGCGAGAGCAAATATCACAGTTGGCGTTGCAACCACAGGTGGTCGTGTTATTGATTTTGAAATTACCAACACGGGATTTGGATATGGTAATTCTCATGTATTAACAGTTCCCACATTTGCAACTGCACCTGGTGAATCATATGCAATTCCAATAGACGCACACTTATTCAAACCATTCAAGATAATAATTGATAGAGTTCATCATGATGAATTCAATATGTGGACAATGGGTGAACTTCAGGCTCTTGATGATTTCTCAAGTCTATTCAATGGAACTAGAAAACAATTCCCACTCACAGTTGCTGGTGAAGCGTTCGCTATTCAAGCAGCAAGTGGTTCGGATGTTGTTGTAAGGGAAACTATTATTCTTACTATAAATGACGTTTTACAAGTGCCTGGTGAAGGTTATGAATTTAATGGTGGTGGAACGATAACACTTACTGAAGCACCAAATTCAGGTGATGTTATGAGAATGTTCTTCTATAGAGGAACTGGTGGTGAAGACGTAAAAGATAGAGATATTTTAGAAACTGTTAAAGTTGGTGACGATCTACAGGTTGGATTTGATCCTGCCTATAATACAAGAACATTTGTTGAATTCCCAAGAACAGTTGGTGAAATTAAATCCTCTGATACTGTAGTTACCAATCAATACTTTGGTAGAGGTATAGGTGATGATGCAACTGAGACTAGACCTGTTAAATGGTATAGACAAATTGAGGATAAGTTTATTGATGGAAGAATTGTTCGTAAGGATAGACCTCTATACGAGCCTAGTCTTTTCCCAACCGCATATTTAACACAATCAGTTGGTATTGGTTCAACAGTAATATTCATTGATAGTTGTAAACCATTCTTTAATCCTGAGAATGAAAACCCAATTGATAGAAGTTTCCAAAATGATATTCAAATTGTCAATGCTAGTTCTGAATACGAGTTCCTTGCAGGTGCTGCAGCAACGGCAACAGTCTCTGCTGCTGGAACTATCACAAGTGTTGTAATATCTGAGGGTGGTGATGGTTATACTGCTGCTCCTTTAGTTACAATACAACAACCTATAAGTATTGGTGGCACAGGATTTGCTGGTATTGGAAGCACCACTATCGCGAAAGCAACAGCAACGATTAGTAATGGAACTGTAACAGCAATCACAGTGGGAGTTCAATCTGGTATCGGATATACTGATGCTGCACCTCCTAAAGTTTTAATTGCTCCACCTACATATGTTAGGGAAGAAAATACCATAGAATCCTATGGTGGAGACTTTGGTATTGTTATTGGAGTTGGAATATGTTCAAACATTTCCAGAGCTAATGGTGTTGGAATCGGTATTGGAACTGCGATTGTGTTTGATCTCTATGTTCCAAAACACTCAGCATTAAGAGATGATGCTATTAATAGCCCCGATGCGATAACAAGAAGTGGATTAACAACAGGATTCTTCTTTACAGTTAGTGGTTCTAATCTTGGTGCTGGAGTTACTTCACTGGATAGGTCTGGTCGTTATGTTGGAGTTGGAACTACTGCTCTAGATAACATATATGAAGTTTCTCATCATGTTGGAATTACAACTGTTGGGTATGGAACTGATCAAGCAGAGATAGCAACAAGAGTGTTCTGTAGAGTTCTAGATTGGAATGGTTTACAGAATACTGTTGGTTATTCTACATTAAATCAAGGTCTATCAACATCATTTGTTGGTGATTATAGTTGGGGTCGATTACAACTAACTGATAGACAAATATCACAGGTATATACTGTTAACACTACCAATGGTGTTACTGGTATTAAGACGGGGCCACAGATTAAGAGGAAGATTGCTCTTAAAGCTGAAAACTTCGTCGTCTAAATAAATAAAAAAAGTGTAAACAAAAGTTCATGTCGGCAATCATAACGGATCAAATAAGAATA